TCCGCCGAAATACTGCGGCTTGCGTTTAGCGGTTTCGAACACACCCACCGTGATAAACACGCCAGCCAACAGGATTGCGTGAACGAGCGCACTGATACCGAACACGACAATCGATCCCACCCACGACGAGAACACGATGCACCACATCCACGCAAGAACTTGCATGATCATATGACGGGTGTTCACGTCGGGAATGTTGGACAGCGGGTTTTTTGCGCTGTCCATCACCAGTTGATAAAGCCTAGTCATCGCTCGGCACCTCTTCTTCCAAGATAAAGTCACGATACCACATCCTGTTGCCCTCGTCGTCAACCGGCGGGGTAAACTTGAGCGTGTAATGCAACAGGTGTTGCAGCCGCTCTAGCTTTGCCAAGTCAGATACCCAGAGGTCGTTGCACTCCTGTATCGTAGAAATGATGTTGCGAAGTTCGTTGTGTGCCCGGAGAAAGTCCCGGCGTTCTTTATCAGTCAGTGTAATTTCCATGTGCCAATCTCCTGTGCGTTTTGGCGTTGCATAGTTACCTATGCACATAACCTAGACATGCGTCAAGCAAAAAACAGGGCCAGCATTTCTGCCAGCCCTGCTCTCAACTTCACTAGACGGAGTTGCCGTACGAGGAAAAGGAACCGTTAAGAAACCTCGTACGGTACACACAGCTTTAGCACTACCGTTTTGTGCTTGTCAAGCCACCTTTTGCACTCGGCTTCGCTTCGTCCGACGAACAACGCAACCCAGCGTGGGTAGTCAACGCGGTGTTTCGACTTGACGTGGTCGCGTCGAGTCTCTCCGATTCGAACGGACGAAACCGGAGCGACGACTTCGTGTCGGTCATCTTTCGATACGACGTACGGTACGAGGTCATTACCCTTCCTATCTCTCGGTAACTTAATCTTTCTCACTTGCTAGCTCCTCCGCCCTGATACACAAAGCCTCTTGGTTTATAGGCATATCTTCCCAAAATTCTTTGGTCGATGCAAAGTAACACTCTGCTATCGTATCGTACGATCCGATAGGTTCGAATTCAAAATCTTCGCTACTAAACGCCGTCACCAGAAGAAGAACCCACACCACCTTCGTAGTCATCATCGTCGAGTGCCTCCAAGTAAATTTCTATGCTCTCTCTGATCAAGTCCGCAACCGATACTTGGTCGAGACTCCTTGCCTGTTGTTCGGCAGCGTGTTTCTTTAACCTTTCGTACGAACTCACGGTCATCAAGAGTTTGTACTGTTTTGTAGCCTCTTCAATCTTTGCCGGTCTGGGCATCACGTACCTCTTTCGTCAATCGTTTATCTTCTTTGATCTTACGTTTATCAGGTACAACCCTTTTACCATACTTAGGTAACTCTTTAGCTATAGGGTTTATTTTGTTGATTTTCTTCATAATAAATATCCCCCTATAGGGTATGGTAATAAGAGAGTAGGAACGACGAGCAACCTTGTCAAGCAAAATTTTGTTGTTGACCCGGTTATCGGTGTCGGTTACTGTCGCCGCCATGAAATCACCAACGTGGCTAAAAACGTACGTCGAAAGTCTCGACATCGTACCGAATACGAAGTATCGCTCCGACTGTCCTGTCTGTGCCAAGAAGAATACGTTCTCGGTTACGGACGACGGTCTCAAGCGCATGTGGTACTGTTTCCACGCTGACTGTAACGTCTCGGGAAGAACGCGTATAACTCTTTCGAAGACAACGTCAACACAAGTATTCAATAAACCGGTACACTCCACTTCCATTACCAATACTTTTTTTGAGTTCGAGATGCCCGACACCTTTGTGAGCGTGTCGCGTCGTGTCGAAGCGGAGTCGTATTTGCGTAAAGTCGGGGCGTACGATGCGTACTTCGCCGGAGCGGCAGATGTTAGGTACGACGTACGTATGAACCGCGTTGTGTTCATCATTCGTAGAGGTAAGAAGGTGGTAGACGCCGCCGGGAGATCGTTAGATGGAAGAGCACCTAAATGGTATCGTTACGGGTCTAGTAAACTTCCTTTCACATGTACTCATGGAGATGATGCTATACTTGTGGAAGACTGTGCCAGCGCCTGTGCAATCTACGGCAACGCTACTGGTGTAGCTCTTCTCGGTACTAATCTTCTTGCGGAACACATCGAAGTATTGAAACAATATAACCGTGTGTTCGTTGCACTCGACAAAGATGCCACCGACAAGGCAATTACGATGGTGCGGACGCTCCACTCACACGTACCTACACGCTTGATGGTCTTACACACGGACTTGAAGAACATGGAAAAGGACAAACGAAATGAATTCTTACGATCCCATATCGATAGATAAACAAGTACTCGGCTTCATTCTCGACGGAGATTTCTTCGCGAAGGTGTCGAACATCGTCACTCGCGACATGTTCACCGGAGAGATGCGGGACGTGTTCGATGTTATATCGTACGCGCACACGCACTACGGCACATCAGTGACAGTGAGTGAGTTAGCAATCTTATTCGATGATCGTAACCCTGCGATGCCAGACTCGACACGGGAGCGTGCTCACGAGTTGATTACCAGCCTCGAAGTGGGTAACCCTGAAAAGCACGAACTCTACTCGGACATAGTAAATAATTTCTGGTTGAGGGATCGTGCTCGGCAGATAGGTGAGAAGGCCATCTCCATATTTACCGGTGAGAGTGAGGACTTCGGTGCCTTACGTCAAATAATTGACGCAATCGAGGATGGTCGGATTTCTGACAAGACGACGTATCGGATTGTTGACAATGATCTCGACGCTCTCATCGACGAGGAGGTGGGAGAGCCTGACTTTCCCTTCGAATTCGAGTTGATAGCGGAGAACCTTCCGGGTTTAGATCGTGGCAACTTAGGCATACTCTTCGCTCGTCCTGAAGTTGGTAAGACAACCTTCTGTTCATTCCTCGCCGCATCGTACGTCAGGCAGGGGTTCAAGGTGTCGTACTGGGCGAACGAGGAACCGGCAGAGAAGATCAAGCTCCGGATCGTGCAGTCGTACTTTGCGATCTTCAAGTCAGAGATGCGCGGCCCACTCCGTGAACAGTATGTTGAGCGGTACAAAAAAGAAATTGCACCGTACCTCACGATCATGGACTCGGTGGGCACATCCATTGAGGAGCTAGACGAGTACGCCAAGCTCAACAAACCCGACGTGATATTCGCCGATCAGCTAGACAAGTTTCGTATCTCCGGTGAGTATAACAGAGGGGATGAACGTCTCAAACAAACATACGTGTACGCACGTGAGATTGCCAAGCGTAATCGCTGTCTCGTATGGGCCGTCAGTCAGGCGAGTTACGAGGCGCACGATCGTCAGTTCATCGACTATTCGATGCTCGACAACTCTCGTACAGGCAAGGCTGGTGAGGCTGACATCATCATCGGTATCGGCAAGACCGGTTCGAGTGAGGTAGAGAATACCGTGCGTCACATCTGTGTATCGAAGAATAAACTCAACGGATGGCACGGCATGATCAACTCTCAGATTGATGTTCGTCGGGGGGTGTACTACTAATGGCTCCTATATTGTTCCCGATCATCGCTCTCGGTATGTTTGTCAACGCGCCGGGTGTATTCGAAATAGGCTTAGGCTTACTCTTCTTATCTATGATGGGAGATGCAACATGAACGCTCTCGTATTCGACGTAGAGACGACGCACATCGAGAAGAAGGGGGGCGGCTACACTCCCCTGCCATACTTCGGTAATAGGCTCGTCTCTATAGGCTGGAAGTGGCTCAACAGCAGGGTTGCTTACGACTGCTACTACCACTCAACCCAGCCGCCGACACAGGCCGCTGCGGAGGGGTTTCAGCTAGCCCTAGACCATGCCGACTTGGTGATCGGCCACAACATAAAATTTGACTTGCAGTGGATACGTGCGTGCGGATTCACGTATGAAGGAGACATCTATGATACGATGGTTGCGGAATATATTCTTTCCCGTTCGAGACGTTGGCCTCTTGGACTTGCTGCTCTTACAGAAAAGTATGACGTTACACGAAAGGAAAAGGATATGGTTGCCCCGTACTTGGAAGCGGGGGCGACATTCTACGAGATACCGTGGGAGATCGTAGAAGAGTACGGTACTGCGGACGTGATAGCCACTCAAGAGGTGGCCTCGAAACAACTAGATGCCTTTGGCACAACATACGGAGACATATATGCGGACAGACAATGGGCTAGTGCCGACGCTTAGACTCTCGTTAGAGATGGCAAACTCCCTCTCTCACATCGAACAAGAGGGCTTGTGCATAAACTTAGACACACTCGACGAGATCGAAAAGTCTTACCGGCAGGAGTTAGAGGAGTTAAAGGAGCGACTCGAAGAGTTAGCGGCTAACGCAGTAGGAGACACTCCTATCAACCTTTCGAGTCCTGATGATCGTTCGATGCTACTCTACTCTCGACGAGTACGAGACAAGGCTGCGTGGTCTTCTGCGTTCAACTTGGGTACGGAGCGTCGAGGTGCAACAGTCAAACCAAAGATGCGTACGCGTATGTCGCGTAAGCAGTTCAATGGCACTGTAGGACGCCTCACAGACGTTGTGTACAAAACCCGGGCCGAGACGTGTTCTGCGTGCAAAGGACACGGACGTAACCGCGTAGTCAAGAAAGACGGCACACTCGGCAAGGCCGTACGTGTTTGCAAGACGTGCGGAGGCTCCGGCGTTGTGTACTATAATACACAAGAGGTAGCCGGATTTAAGTTGCTCCCTCGAAGTGTGTACGACACCGCATCTGCGGGATTTCGTACTGATAAGGACACACTCGAAGAACGTCGCGAAGAGTTGCGGGGTGATGCGCGTGAGTTTGTAGAATCGTACGTTCGCTACAACGCCTTACGCACGTACTTAGGCACTTTCGTAGAGGGGATAAAAAACAATGTGGACGGAAAAAAATTCATCCATCCGGAATTCATGCAATGTGTTACGGCGACGGGTCGCCTTTCGAGCCGCAATCCTAACTTTCAAAATATGCCACGTGGAAATACCTTCGCTATACGGAAGGTGGTCGAGAGCCGCTTCGAGGGCGGCTACATACTTGAGGGAGATTATTCGCAGCTAGAGTTTCGGGTTGCCGGGTTCCTCGCTAAAGACGAGCAAGCGTACGCTGATGTGAGGGAAGGAACGGACGTACACAACTACACGGCGTCCGTTATCGGCTGCACACGTCAAGAGGCGAAGGCGCACACATTCAAGCCTCTCTACGGCGGCACGTCAGGTACGGACGCTCAGAAGAGATATTACTCAGCCTTCAAAGAGAAGTACGCCGGGGTGACGGAGTGGCACGATGAGCTACAGAAACAAGCCGTCACTAATCGTGTCGTCGTGTTGCCGTCAGGCCGTGAGTACGCTTTCCCTGACGCACGCTGGACCGAATACGGCACTGCTACAAATCGTACGGCGATATGTAATTACCCGGTGCAGGGGTTCGCGACGGCTGATCTCTTACCCATAGCACTCGTGCTGTTGACTAAGCTCGTGCGTGAGGCGGAGTTGCAAAGCGTCATCTGTAATACGGTGCACGACTCCATCGTCATGGACGTACACCCGGACGAGAAGCAGACGTGTATAAATTTAATGAAGCACGCGATGTTAGCGTTACCCTTTGAAACGGTTAGACGTTATGGCATCACGTACGACATGCCGGTCGGGATAGAACTCAAGATCGGAAAAAACTGGCTTGACTTAAAAGAAGTAGAGCTATAAGATACTTTACACCCTATCGATCTGAAAAGGAGAAGGACTATGACAGGGACAGATATTGCGGAAGTACTACGTGCGGACGACATGAAAGAACTGATGCGCCTCACAGGGCAGGGGGACGCAACCCCAAAGGAGCGGGTAGGCTTGCCCCGGCTCGGCATCAACTACGATTCGGAGTCGGACGACGGTGAAACTCTCGTACGAGGTGACTGGAAGATTTTTATCGACGGTCGTAATCTCTACGCAAGCACCGTATCGATTCAGCCTCTCATGCGGAGGTTCGAGTATAGCGTATGGGACTCGGAGATGAATGAAGGTCGGGGTGGCTTTGCAGCGAAGTCGGTGCAGAGCGAGACTCTTCGGTCAGCGTTTCCAGATAGCAAAGGAGGCAACAAGTGTGGTCGCCTCTCACGCGACGAAGAAGAGGGACTCGATGAGAACGATCCTAAGTTGCTTCTATCTCGCAGTGTCGTGTGTAATCAGGTCATCTATGGCAAGATCAGTGGCACCTTCAAGGATGCCGCAGGTAATCCGGTGGATGTCGATCACGAGCCGTTTGTTGCGTACTTCAAGAAGTCCGGCTTCAAGCCTATTGCAGACTTTATCGATAGTCTTTCGAAGCAGGATAAGGTCATGTGTCTCAGCCAAGTGCAACTCAAGACGCACAAGAACAAGCGAGGAAGCGTGATCTACTGGACACCGGTACCCACCCTTGCCGACACGGTACCGAATCTCACCGAAGAAGATCGACTGCTTCTGATCAAGTTTGATGAGACAGTCAACGGTCACAACGATGCTATTATGAAGGAGCACAAAGAAGCGCAGAAGCGTATCCTCGAAGAAGAGGACTACGATCTCGCTGCTGACTTCAAAGAAGCTGTGTGATGCTCCTTGAGCTTCAAGACTACCTAACACGTGTTATCCGGGGGGAGACTAAGCTCTCCCCGGCTAACCTCGATTTGTTTGTAGAAGACTGTCGTACGGCTGTTACGCGTCAGTTAGGTGGTAGGGAGCGGTCGTATCGAATACGTATGTCCGGACTCGGCAAGCCTCTCTGTCAACAGGTGTGCGATAAACACGGCATCCCCGAGACGATGCAATACAACAGCATCGTACGTTTTTTGTTTGGGGACTTGACCGAAGCCTTGCTCATGCTAGCACTCCGAGAGGCGGGCATAGAGATTGTAGACTACCAAAAGGAAGTCGAACTCGAACTAGAGGGTGTCACTGTGAAGGGTACCCTCGACGTTATCATACGGGATAGAGCGGGCAAGGAGCAAGTTTGGGACATCAAGTCAGCAAGTGACTGGGCGTTCAAAAATAAGTTTACTGGCTTCGGCGGATACGAGCACATGAAGAGTGACGATCCGTTTGGCTACATCATGCAAGGTTTTTTATACGCAGAAGCTACGGGCCTACCCTTCGGTGGGTGGATCGTCATCAATAAGTCTAGTGGCGAAGTCGCTGTCGTAGAAGCGTACGACTGGACAGGTGAAGATAAAGAAGCGTACCTCAAGGATGCGCGGGAGCGTGTGAAGTTCTTGAGTGATCCTAACGTAGAGACCTTTCGGCCATTTCCCGATGAGTTCGAAACGTACAAGCGCAAGGGTGAAATTATCCGCACGGGTAACAAAGTCTTACCGAAAGAGTGTGGACTGTGCGGCTACAAAGCACACTGTTGGCCGGACGCGATACTCCACCCCCGCGTCACGTCTCAAGCAAAGTCTCCCCCTATCGTGTGGTACTCACGGCTCAAAAAAAAGGAGTTGTGATGGCGTACGTATTCATTCGGGAGTACGACTTAGACCTCCTCGAACTCAACAAAGAAATGTATCACATATACATCGAGTCTCACAAGGGTGTGGGTGGGGATCGTCGCACTGTATTCTTGCGTCAACATGAGCGCGGCTTGCCTCTGACTCTGCGGGAGAACTTCACCAAGTCGGGAGTGGTATCCTCTGACACGGAGAAGCGAGACATCACGACAGTTGAGAACGAGATACAAATAATAAGTAGAATGGTCCACTCAGGAGTCAATGTATGCGTCCCTCTGAACTCTTTGATAAGCGAATGCTTTTTGATCGAGGCCCGGTCGCCAAAGCTATCCGTGTACGTAATGAAGCGCCTCGCGTCGGTCGGAATGAATCTGTGAAGAGACGCTCTGCTAAACGAGCAGGATTTCGATCTAACTTCGAGTTGAATTTGGCACGGAACCTCGCTGACAGAGGTGTCGAATACGAGTACGAAAACACGAAGCTGACGTACATACCCAAGCCTCGCACGTACACACCCGATTTCTATATACCTGCCACCGGCGTTTATATCGAGGCGAAGGGTCATCTCGACAAGGGTGACCGTATGAAGATGCTGCTCGTGAAAGAACAGTACCCTGACTTAGATATACGTTTTGTATTCTTGCGGGCGACAAACAAAATTTACAAGGGTTCGAAGACGACGTACGCTGACTGGGCTACTAAACACAAGTTCGAGTGGGCAGAGGGTTCGATACCGGAGGAGTGGTACAAGAATGGACGATAGAGAGATGCAAGGAATGCTAGAGAAGGCGAGTCTGCTGCCCGAGCGGTGGTACCTCGTCTTTCGGCAAGGCACCGACGACGACCACGTTATGATGACGGCGTACGACACCACCACAGACGATGAGGATGACGAGTACATCCCGGCGGGTGCGGTTATCCTTTCCGGACTCGTCGAACTCATGGAGACGGACTTCGAGCGTGTGATGTCTGCGGGTCTCGCCCGCCTACAGTTCGAAGCTACACAAGAGGCTATGGTCGCAGAGACTGGTAACGGCCCTGACGTGAAGCACGATCCGGAAACGAACATCGTCAAGGTTAGCTTCGGAAAGACACAATGATCAGAGAGAACTGGAACCTCAACAACTATCAGATGCAAGCGAAGAAGTTTGCTATCTATCCAGAGCGCATGAAGGTCGTATACCCTGCACTCGGACTTGCCGGTGAAGCAGGGGAAGTGGCAGACAAAGTGAAGAAGATTTATCGCGACGACAGGACCGACGCACGTTTTCT